TCCATCAATACAAAAGCGTTGAACTTCTTGGCAACTGCTACCACGCGGTCTACTTGTTTGGTGTGATCCATCTGATTAAAGCGGTCCCACCAGACAACCTTGCGAGTCCCGATATCCATAAGAGTGAGGACACTGTAGTCCTGATATTTCGCATGGTCCCACCCGAGTATGTATTTATGCCACAATTCAGGCTCATAATCTGGATTAAGCTTGCCTTCAAGAATGGCCTCAATACGTCGGAATACACCCGCGCTCTCTTCCAAGAATTCCGCATCATATTCTTGTCGATAGGTATCCTCTGGCAACTCTTTCTTGGCTGTTTCTATCTCAGTTTTAGGGATATAGGGATTCTGGTGAGTCGATGCGTGAAAGCTTTCCCAATCAGGATATTCGGGATCGTCGCCGCGATTGAAAAGCTGAAAGAAGAGATTGCGACCTTTGGGAGTTACGATGATCAGCGCAAACCCATTGGTGTCCGATAGAGCAGGTCTAATGGCATCGGTCCACATCTTGGGGTCTTTGAGTGCGTCGGCGGCCTCGTCAATGACCAGAAAGTGATATCCGTCGCCACGCAATGAGTCGTAGTTCTCAGCACTGAAGAACTGGACAACAGACCCATTCGCAAACTCAAAGCGAAGTTCACTATCAGACTTGCGAACAACGATATGGTTACCAGTCTTGGCAAAGATCTTGCGGATGAGTCGATAGACAATCTTGGCTTGCTTAAACCAGGGTGCTACCCATGCACAATTGGCATCTCTATGACTCAGGGCAAAGCTAAGGATCTCAAAGATTGCCATAAGCGTCTTGCCAAATCTCCTACCACATGCCACAACCCTAAAGCGTGCCTTGCTCTTATTGATACGCCACTGCCCCTTATGGGGGGAAAACTTCAGTCGTATCTTTTTTTTAGGTGCTTTAAGCGAGGGCATTATTCCTCGCTTTCTTCTTCCTCGGGTCTATTCCCTACCAGCTCAATGTCGAACTCTACAGCCCCACCGTCTTTCCCTGTCAATTCTTGTTTCTTCACTCTTTCCCCCATCTCCTTAGCAATACTGTCTTGATATTTATCGATAAGTGTAAAGAGTGGAGCATTAAACACGATTTTCTCGACGATCTGCTCTTGTGTTTTGTCTTTACCTTGTGTTGTTACTGTTGTTTTTGTTTCAGGTATCCATATCTTCTCTTCATCATTGGTGTACCTAATGAGCTTGCGAGAGAGCTTATCAAGCAATTCAATGCGCTTATGCTGCAATGCAAAGCCAGATCTCAGAACCTTTTCGCGTTCCTCTTCAATTATTCTGTCTTCTTCTGCTCTTTGATACTCATCATAGTCTCTAGCGCGTTTTTCCCAATTCCATTGTTTTGCAGCTTCGTACCAATCTTGATGGGCATTGGATCTAGGTTCCTCTAGGTTCTTCTTGGTTTCCTTTTTGTAGACAGCATTAACAGAGCGTTTCGATCCAAGACGCAAATACTTGACGAACCTGCCATACCATAGTGACGGCTCTCCATGTTCTATATCTTGTTCCCAGGATTTGCGCTCTTCATCCATAGCCTCACCACGGTATCCTTCTACTCATAATGTATATTGCCAGGCCACAGTACAAATCCTAGGCATTGTGTACCTCCATATCCCAGAGCGTGGGCTGTGCTATGGGTGCAGGTCGCCTGTGCACGCCGTCTGGCGTGACGACGGGACCGAACTCGGTGAAGTGCTCGACAAATTTTTGAATGTTAGGACCGAGATAGACAAAGCTGGTGCCAAAGAAATGACCTGCTCTACTATCCTGGAGAGGTATGTTATTTCCATCGGGCTTGTAAAAGTGTATGTAGCGTGCTGTAAAGCAGATAGGAAACTGCCATAGATCTCTAAACCATGTGGCTTCCGTCCTCACAGTGACGAGCAAGATAGCCTCGCCGACATTGCCTTGACTATATTCTGAAATAAGCTTTGCCACCCATTGCCCTATGCCACTTTTGTTGTTGATCTTTGAATACGGCGGATTGCACCAGACACACCCATAGAACGGCAGTTGTAGCCCGTCTTGCTCTTTCGTGTAGTAGGTAGTAGCCTGCACTATATCGTTAGCTACCGCACAGCTAGCAGGATCTAAATCAATCGTCCCCATAACATTGCGTGCTGCTTTTATATATTCATGCGGAGTATACCACTCGTCATTTGATTTTATAGAGCTTGTAGCTGCCTCTTTCATCTCAAATAACATACTCACCTCTCACACTCGTATAAAACACAATAGCGCATACAAAGATAACAGCAGCCCACAGGATGATAATAAACGTTGTGAAGAGAATTGGCATTTTTTGAGGTTCAAATGTAGGCGCAACGAAAAGGCGATGGTACTGCTCCTTATCGCCTTTCGCGTTCGTAGTATTGGTAAAGGAGGTAAAAGAGTTTTCAGTCATAGTTCAAGTATAACCGCGTTTAGTCGTGCCTTGTTTTCTGTTTTTAACTGATGGCAAACAAG